AGTGCAGATGATATAGCATACTATACACAACAACATTTTGAAGATGCTCTGGTAAAATTAGTTAGTGCCTTAAGAGAAGATTATCTAGAGGAGGATACTTGTCTTGCAGGTGGTTGTTTCTTAAATGTATGTACAAATAGTTTGCTCAGACCAATGTTTAATAATTTACATATACCACCATATCCAAATGACTCAGGTGTACATTTTGGTGCTGCACTTTATGCTGCATATAAAACACAAGAGACTATTGAACTACCAACTAATCTAGCATTACTTGGTAAGTCATATGATGATTATATACCAGAGGATGCAGATTATTTTGAAGACTTTGATATGTTATGTGAGGTAGTTGCTAAGTTAATAGATGAGAATAAAATAATAGGATGGTTTCAAGGTAGATCAGAACACGGTCCTAGAGCATTAGGTTCTAGATCTATATTAATGTCTCCACACAAAGCAGAAAATAAAGATATAATTAATAGTAGGGTAAAACATCGTGAGTATTGGCGACCATTCGCAGGAGTAACTTTAGAAGGTCGTGGATATGATTCCCCATATATGCTATACTCATATGATGTAAAAGAAGATCTACCTGCTATCATCCATGAAGATGGTACATGTAGAATGCAAACTGTTAATGATGAACTGAATCCTAAACTTTGTACATTACTTCGTAAGTTTGAAGTTCCAGTTCTTCTCAATACATCATTTAATGATAACGGTGAACCAATAGTAGAAACCCCAGAAGATGCAATCAAAGCATTTAAAAAAATGGACATAGACTACCTAGTAATCAACAACTACATTGTATGACAGAATTTATTTCAAGACACATAGGTCCTTCAGAACAAGAACAGAACAGAATGTTAGAAGACCTAGGTGTATCATCCTTAGAAGAATTAGTAAGGCAGGTAGTGCCGACTTCTATTTTACTTCGTGGAGATGGTGACTTACCAGAACCATGTAGTGAAGAACAAGCACTAAAGGAACTGAAAGAAATAGCAGCAAAAAATGTAGTTAAAAGAACTCTGATAGGTCAGGGATACTATGGTACAATAACACCACCAGTTATACAAAGAAATGTATTCGAGAATCCTGCATGGTATACATCTTACACACCATATCAGGCAGAGATATCTCAGGGAAGATTAGAAGCATTATTTAATTATCAAACACTGATTACAGAACTAACAGGGTTACCAGTATCTAATGCATCTTTATTAGATGAAGGAACTGCAGCAGCAGAGGCAATGATAATGGCATATAATAGTTCTAAAAATAAAGATAAACTTTTAGTAGACAGTGAAATATTTCCACAAACTTTAAAAGTATTAGAAACCAGAGCAGAACCTCTAGGTATAAAAATACAAACAATAGATCTATCAAACACTATCAAGTTAAAAGATTTTGAAGATGCATTTGCTTATATAATGCAACTACCAAATAACAAAGGTAGGATAAGAGAACCTCTAGCAATTAATAGAGTTGCAGATGTATATGAATGTATAAAAATTGTTGCTATAGATCCTATGGCACAAGTGTTAATAGAACCTGTAGGTGATATGGGATTTGATATTGCTGTAGGTAGTATGCAGAGATTCGGTATACCTATGGGATATGGAGGACCTCATGCAGCATTCTTTGCAACCACTGAAAAATATAAGAGGAAGATTCCTGGTAGAATTGTAGGGCAGTCGGTAGATAGTCAAGGTAATAAAGCATTACGACTAGCATTACAGACAAGGGAACAACACATAAGACGAGACAAAGCAACATCCAATATATGCACTGCTCAAGCACTCCTCGCAAATATGGCAGGTTTTTACGCTGCTTACCACGGTTCGGAAGGTCTGAGAAAAATATCAAGTAAAATACTATGGCATAGACAAACGCTGCTATTAGCATTGAAATGGTGTGGTGTAAAGGTAGACGATTGGGAAGGGTTTGATACTGTTAGATTTAAAAGTGATAAGCATGTTGAAGGATTTAATTGTAGGTATGAGAATGGTTGGATTATTCTATCTATTGATGAATGTACTACACTAGATGAAATAGCAGACATTGTACAAACACAAATTAATTTCATACCAGATCCAAAAACTATCACTCATGTAGAACCTGCAATGAAGGACTACAAGTGGCAGCATACTCCTCTTAGAAAAAAACCTTGGTTACAACAAGAGGTGTTTAATAAGTATCATAGTGAAACTAATATGATGAGATATATCAATGAGTTAGTTCAGAAAGATTTCTCACTAGTAAATGGTATGATACCACTTGGTAGTTGCACAATGAAATTAAATGCAGCAGCAGAACTGATGCCAGTATCATGGTCTGAGTTTGCAAACTTACATCCATTCATTCCTTCTGGACAAGCACTTGGTTATCAAAAGATAATGGATGATCTTAAAAAATGGTTGTGTGAGATTACAGGATTTTCTGCTATATCATTACAACCTAATGCAGGATCTCAAGGTGAGTATGCAGGTTTGCTTGCAATACAATCATACCACAAAAGTAGAGAAGATCACAAGAGAAATGTATGTTTGATTCCAGAATCAGCACATGGAACTAACCCTGCATCAGCAATCATGGCAGGTATGAAAATAGTTCCTATAAAATGTGATGATGAAGGTAACATAGATTTAAAAGATTTAGAGAAGAAAGCAATCATGAATACATTTGAACTATCATGTATTATGATTACATACCCATCTACTCATGGTGTGTTTGAACCAACCATCAAAGACATTTGTAGAATTGTACATGACAATGGTGGTCAGGTATATCTTGATGGTGCAAACATGAATGCACAAGTAGGTCTAGCAAAACCATGTGAGTATGGTGCAGATGTATGTCATCTTAACTTACATAAAACATTTTGTATTCCTCATGGTGGTGGAGGACCTGGCGTAGGACCTATTGGTGTAGCAGAACATCTTGTACCTTTTATCAATCATAGAGTATCAGCAGCAACTCAAGGTAGTGCTAGTATACTTTTGATTAGTTGGATGTACATAAGAATGATGGGTGGATCAGGACTAAGAAAGGCATCAGAAATATCATTACTGACTGCTAACTGGTTAGCACAACAAATAGATCCAGAGTTTAAAGTATTGTACAAAGGAAAGAATGGTAGGATAGCACATGAATGTATATTTGATTGTCGATCCTTACCAGTTACAGCAGAAGATGTGGCAAAGAGATTGATGGACTATGGATTTCATGCACCCACATTATCATGGCCAGTATTAGGAACTATGATGGTAGAACCCACAGAGTCAGAATCATTTGATGAGTTACGCAGGTTTGTAGATGCTATGGCAATGATCAAAAGAGAAATATTTACTAAACCTGAGATAGTAAAGAACGCACCTCATACAGCAAGGGTTGTAATTTCTGACAAATGGGAGTATAATTATACCAGAGAACAAGCAGCATATCCTGCAGGTCAGACTAACAAGTTCTGGCCAGCAGTATCAAGGATTGATAATGTTTATGGTGATCGTAACTTGGTGTGCTCTTGTTCCAATTATTTTGATAATGAAGATGGAACTTAAAGACTGGTTAAAGTCTATTAATCTCACTAAAGAAAATTTACTTGAGGAAGATCCCACACTAAAATACCCTGCATTCATTGTAAATAAATGTTTGTCTGGACTATTAGATGCTGTGATGTTTTCTAATGAGATGAACAAGTATCCTAATCTAGACCCTAAGTTACAATATGATTTTCTATTGCATTCCTTAAGAAAAAAGAAAAGATTTGCACCATGGTTAAAGAAAGATAAGATAGCAGACTTAGATGCAGTTAAAAAGTATTATAGATACAGTAGCGAGAAAGCATTGCAAGCGATGCGAGTTCTCAGTAAGGATCAAATAGAGTACATTAAAAAGAAACTTAACACAGGTGGAAGAATATGAATGACATGTTCGTTTTTATATACGGTTTGATGTTTGCCACAGTAGTAGGTGGTACATTCGCATTTATGTGGAGAATGACTGGCATGCTAGTCAGAGACATGGAGAAACCAAAAACAAAACTCCCTGCACCGCACCCAGAAATGGAAGGTGTGCAACCAGGTGAGTCACTTCTAGTATTCAAGGAAGTGGAAAGAGAAGAAGAAAATGAAGATTCTCAGTATTGATTTAGATTTTATTTCAGCACCTGCAATCAACGATTTCTATAAGAATGGTATGGACAAGGATATACCAGATGTCCAACCAGTCGTTAAATGGAAGCAATTACAATCTAGAATGCCAGAGGTATTTGAAACTATATCTCAGAAGATTGATATAGACAATTATGATTTTTGTTTAAGAACATATTTAAGAGCATTGAAACACTGTGACGATGTTTACTTTGGATATGACCATGACAATATTTTATATGGTTTAGAAGGACATACAGATATAGAGATAGTTAACATAGATCATCATAGTGATATACTTACAAATACCAGAAGTAGTCCAGAGGAAGAAATAAAACAGATAGATGAAGATGAGAGAGTAGTAGAGGGTAACTGGGGATATTATTTACAATCACAGGGAAGATTGAAATCTTTTCATTGGATTATGAATGAAACTACAGAGGAGTTTTTAGATACAATGCATGGACATAAGTATCTTAATAATTTTACTTGGGGTTTTAAAAATGATTATGATTTTGGTGACTACAAGTTTGATCAAATATTTGTATGTTTATCACCATCGTATATTCCACCACTACACTGGCATATGATGAGTACATTTATCAAAGTGTATGAAGAACTTACTGATAAGAAAATAAATATAGACTATCTACATAGAAAATATGAGATGGAAAAATATTACAAAGGTGTGACTAAAATTATCTACTGATGAAAATTAATTACTTGAGTCAGGACTCACCTGACAATTATATTATAAAACAATCTGAGTTTAAGGACTCAAGTGGTATGCCATATACTAGGTGTCCATGTTTTAATCATAAGAACGAGAGAACTTTTATAATATCATCTCCCATTGACTATGAGTTTAGAGTTGATGAACCAATAGACACAAACTTCTTACATTACAATCAGGAGCATCTTGATACTTTAGTATTTCATTTGACAACTCCTCACTTTTTATTGTGGACATCAGACAATGATGTATGGTTAGAGGCAAATGATCATCCTATGACATCTCTAGATAATAATATGGTCATGGTACCTGGTTGGGTACAGTTATCTACATGGCCGTCTAAGGCAAGTATTGGATTTCAAGTAGTAGATAAAACAAAACCAGTAATTTTTAGAAAAGGTGATCCTCTATGCAGGATATCGTTTCATTCTCCTGACTTAGATGCAGAAGTAGACTTACAGAGAATAGAAGATCATGCTATAATAGATGAGATCTTACAGATCTATGAAACAAAACGAGAGGAGGCAATGGATAATGGCAGTTGGAGAGATAGATTATTTAAGAAGGGTAAATCTAAATGTCCTTTTGCGAGAATTATTTACTAAATAACTTTACGCAATGAATTAAAACAATGAGTGTAGTGACTGAACCGACCGTTGATTGGTCGTCCGATAAGATGGTAGAAGTATCATTAAGTGAACCAGATGATTTCCTAAAGGTTAGAGAAACCTTAACAAGAATTGGTGTGGCATCACGCAAAGAGAAGAAATTATATCAAAGTTGTCATATACTACATAAACAAGGAAGATATTATATCGTCCACTTCAAAGAATTATTCGCACTTGATGGAAAAAGAGCTAACCTTACTATTAACGATGTGCAGCGTAGGAATCGTATTAGTCAGTTGCTTGCTGATTGGGGACTCATTAGTATACTCAATGTAGAGCAGATAGGAGACATTGCACCTCTGAATCAAATAAAAGTTTTATCATATAAAGATAAAGGTGACTGGATATTAGAAACAAAGTATAATATAGGAAGAAAGAAAACAGAGGAAGAGTGAAGAAATTTATTTTTGATGTTGATGGGACGCTTACTCCCGCAAGAAAACAGATTGATGGTGAGTTCTTACCTTTCTTTTCTGACTTTGCTACTCGTAATGATGTTTACTTAGTTACAGGTAGTGACAGAGATAAGACACTAGAACAACTAACACCATACTTGTATAATAAATGCACCAGAGTATACAATTGCTCAGGTAGTGATGTCTATGAAGGCACTAAGAATGTCTATAGAGATGACTGGGAGTTACCTACAGATGTAGAAAGACATCTAGAGAATGAGTTATTGTTTAGTAAGTTTCCTATTCGTAATGGTATTCATATTGAGAGAAGACCAGGTGGTGTTAACTTTAGTATTCTGGGTAGAGCAAACACATGCTTTGTAGAGAGAGAAGAGTATGTGAAATGGGATGAGATGACAAATGAAAGAAGAGAGATAGCAAGAAGACTTAGACTAAAGTTTCCAGAACTAGAGGTACAGATAGGAGGACAAACAGGTTTAGACCTAGCACCACTAGGAAGAAACAAAAGTCAAATCCTTAGAGACTTTGGAACTAATGATGAGTTACATTTCTTTGGTGATATGATGGAGGAAGGTCAGAATGATTATGCTCTAGCAAAAGCAGTAGAAGAGAAGGGCGGTTTTCACTACCATGTAAAAGATTGGATGGATACCCGAACCAAGTTAGTCGGTATATCGGATAGACACTTAGTAGAGTCTGTGGTTAAATAGTATTGTTGCCTTCGGGGACACAATTTACACTCGCTTAATAAGGAGAACTATGGACATCGAGAAGTATCATGCTGCCGATCTACCAACTTTAATAGATCGTATTACTAAAAACAGCATAGGACTAGACAATTACTTTGATCAATTTTTCACTACAGAATTTAATACTAACTACCCACCATACAATCTGGTCAATGTTAGTAATGTTGAATCAAGACTAGAAATTGCACTAGCAGGATTTAAAAAGAAAGAAGTTAAAGTTTACACAGAATATGGTAAACTAGTTGTAGCAGGGGACAAAGAAAAAAAAGATGACTCTGACTACGCACATAAAGGATTAGCACAAAGATCCTTTGAGAGATCATGGACTATTGCAGACGATACAGTTGTTAAGAAAGTATTGTTTGAGGACGGTCTTCTAACCGTCACACTAGGCAAGGTCGTTCCAGAACATCATGAACGAAAAGACTGGATATAAACACAGGGGGTTTCCAACCCCCTTTTTTTATGTTATAATATAACCGTTGGACGCAACATGGGAGTGACTGAATAAACTTACTGGCAACCGCTAGTTAAGGTGATG